AATAGGAAGCCATTTACTTATAGTTGCTGTTCCAACTAAAGCTGGTGCTACATTAGAGATAGTTACATTAGCTGAGCCATTACCTTCTAAACTTTCAGCATCAATTTTAATTGTATTTGTTCCTAATTCCACAATTTCATCTCTTTGGTTTCTTGGCATCTTCCTTTACCTCTTTCTTGGGTTCAGCAGGTATATTAGCGTATTTTGGATGTTTTAATTTCCTTTCAACTTTCGCCTTATACATAGCTATTCGTCTCTCATCCCCCGCCTTTTCTGCCAATTCAAGGTGTTTCTTTGCGTTTTCTAATGTCATCTTTATACCGCCGTGTTTGTTATCCCGTATACTGCTTGTGGGTCTGTTAGTAATGCTTCGCCTTCTTCCCATACTCTAATCTTCTTACCAATACCCGGATCATCCATAACTACTGATGTAATTCCTACAAAGGATTTCCAAGTACAAGCTCTCTGTGGTACAAAAATCAGTGCATAGTCAGTTGTAGCATTAGCACTCACAACAACCTTCAATCCTAAGATAGTCATAACTTCACCACTAACAACCTTCTCACTAGAGAAGTTTGGAATACTTGAACCTTTTACACTTATCAAATACTCTAGTAAGTGTGAGTGTTCTGTTGGGTGGATATATAGGATTGCTCCAGTTGGGTCATAAGATTGCCCTCTGATAGTTTCAATGCCTAACATTAAATCCTTAATAGGGTCGCCTGTTACTGCATCATCCCATCCATCAGCTACAGCTGTGTTGTCTGTGACTGTGTCTCCTGTGAAAGGAGTTCCAGTTTCACCTGCATCATCTGTCAGTACATAGTAAATTCTTTTATCAACTTGATTTACAACTGCTCTAACTAAGTCTCTAACATTTGTTGCCAGTATATCAACATCTGCGTCTTTTATATCTTCCATAGATATAGTAGGGCTTTCTACGAAATACTTTCTTACGTAGCTTGTGTTTCTGGTCCAGCTCTGCTCTACTACTGAAGGCTGTGATCTCTCTCCAACATTCCTTATAATGTCGGTGGTGATGCCCGTTGTAGTTGTTCCAGTAATAAATCCTGATGTCTTTTGAAACCACCTGATTTCTCTTGCTGATGTTGAGGAGTTTGTGACATATCTTTTCAATACACTCTCCTCGTCTGCAAAACCTTTTACAAGTTTGTCAATATCTAAGCCTCTAATATCTGCCATTCCGCTTGTATCTACCATTATTCATTCACCTCTATGCGTGTAGATTGGCCATTGGATTTAAATCCACTAACACTGTGTCGGTATCTGATGCTGTTTCGTAACATCTGCCTACTATATGGGTATTGGCTGCATCCTGCATAATTACTTCATTAACTACTGTATGAGAAGTTAAAGGAGTTCCTATGCCAGTTATGTTTTCCCCAGCTAACATCTTAAATATGCCTCGTCTATACACTGCTATAGTTGTCTTTCCATCATCTGCTATCTTTTCCTCTGCGGCTATTCCCGCAATAGGTTTGTCTGCCCCGCTAACAGCTACAACTGTCATAGGGTCAGTTAATTCTAATAGAGTACCTTTCTCAATTCCAGTTGCATTAGCGCAAGTAAAAGGAATCGGGGACTCTGTTTCATAAACTAGTGTTGCTTCGCCTGTCATTTTATAATTAAGTTCCCGTCAATTAAGACATATAAATTTAGGCACTACACTTATTTAAGTTTTGTCTTTATGAAGGCTAGAATAGCATTATTGATTTCAATACTTCTTTCCATCATTTCTATCTCTTTTTCTATCTTACCTTGAGTATCTACCCAAAACTTCTCCTCAGAATTTTCAGCAATAGTTACATCTATATCTTTAATTTCCTCAACCATCGTGTTCTCCTCGCATTATTCTATCTTTATATTCTTTAGGGGTCTCATCCCTTTTCATAGGTTCTGGATCCTTTCCCCCTCCAGTACTTGCTAACATACTCTCAGCCTGTAGCTTCTCTTTTCTATCATTTTCAGCTTTAAGGTCCTCTTTTGCGGATAGAATTTCATCCCTGATTTTCTTAGCCTCATCTACAATAGATAAAGATGACTCGGGAACGTGCCCCAAGTCTTCAGTAGATTCTTCTTCTACTGGTTTCTTTTCTTCGGTCATAAATACCAACTCCTTAATTTGTTTTTAATCGTGGAATAGTCCAACCAGCTAAACCTGCAATAATTGCAGTAACGGTCATCCTGAAAGTGCCATTTATCCCATTAAGCATAGCAAAACATTCTATGATCACTAAGCCAAGTATAGCGGCCACTACTATCCTCCAGTCTATTTTACATTTATTTTGTTTTTTCTTTGCCATTATGACAATCCTCTCCTTTCAATCATTTCCATAATTGTATATATATTAGTTGGGTCCACGGGTGCCCCCAATACCATTCTCATCTCATTAACTAAATTATTCCTTTCCCCGTTTAATGAGGAATAAAAAACCTCAAAATCCGCCAATAAATTCTCACTTCTCTCAAACATTAAAACATCTTTAGAAGTATCCCATTTAACTTGTCTATATGCCTGGTTTATTATAGCTAATTGATTATTAAACTCTTTTGCTAACGTTTGCTTATCTTTAAATGAAGGAGCGTCCCTCATCATTCCAATAATATCATTTAAATTGCTCTTTCCGTCTTCTAGAGCTTTTTGTGGTTGTTCATTCATATCTCTACGTTGGTCTTTAAAGTCCGATACTATAGAAGAAACAAACCCTGCTACAAAACCACCAACCGCTCCCAGTGCAGCTCCTATTGGGTTTAAGGTAGCCCCCCCTGCAAATACCGCTCCCCCAGCTGCGAACTGAATAGCTCTCGGTAAGGCGTCTATTAAAGCAACTCGTGAAGCTTCTCCCAAATTTAAACTTTGTTCTTCTAAAGGTAATTGTGATATTTGTCCTATAGTTCCCGCTAAAGCCTCTCCCTGTTGTTGAACTTGAATCCGTCTAGCTGCACTTAGTGAAGTACCTCCAGAGGCTTGGGCTCTGGCTATATCCTCTTTTCCTAATTGTAATTCTGCCTCATCTAAAGAAATACCCCTCTTCTCGGCAGTTTCCGCTATTAACTTCTCTTGAAAATCCTCTAACCTAAATTTTTCTGCTAGTTTCTCATCTCTTGTCTTTCTAGCTTCTTCTGGGGTTTCTTCTTCTCCTTCCTTCTGGGCTACAAAAGCACCTACATTTTCTGCAGTTATTGGAGGTTGAAGCTGCCCCTCTTCTTCTGTTAATCTTGCTTCGGCTTGTTTTCCCTCAAACTCGGCCTTTTGAGGGCTACTTAAATATTTAAGAAAACCACCAGCAGATTTAAGTTTCCTTCTTCTCTTCTCTGCTGCTTTCTTTCTTTGCTCTTCTTGGTATTCCTCATAAGTCATATCGGTTCTAACCATTATTCTCTCTCCATATTAGCAGCTACATCATTAGGTTGAATGCTCTGCTCCCCCGTGCTTTTAGCCATATCTTGTGAAACCAACCCGCCAAGGCTAGGAGGCCGATTAAAAGTAATTTTGATGGCTTGTTGATTCCACAAGTCATCTTCCAGGTCTATTTGCTCTTTTGTATAAATGGGTTCAAATATAACGTGCCCCATCTTCCCGCCAACTTCAGAAGTCCCATCGCTAGAGGCGATAGATCGGGGCACACCAAAGACTTGATAGAAAAAGTTTTCTAAATATGATATCCAAGCAGTTCTATCCTCTGAACTTCTGGATGGGTAGGGCTTTATTTCAGCTGCATCTTCTGGAAGGCCTAGCATTTCACCATTCTTAACAGCGTCCTCTACTTGTGAGTTCATATGAGTTATTTTCCCAGCCTTGTCTGTTTTATAATAAATAATACCTAAGGCTTTGTCCCTATGTTTGATTACTCTCTCATCGGAAAGAGCCTCATTCCTAGCATCTATAATAAATTTAGAAGCTTCTATCTGGCTAGTTCCGTGAAATTGGTCTCCGATTCTTTTATTAGAAGAGTGCAGCATATTCTCTTTTTTTACTGCTACCCACTTCTTTTTATTCCAGACATCGTATCTCTTAATCATCCCCTCTTGATTAAATACAATTCTAACTCTCTCTGGACTAATAGGTATCATATTAATTAT